AAACTCAATGTTCCTAGAACGCATGAATTGAATATGCTCAACTGATACAACCTTGCTTCCAAGTGACTGTTGCTCAATAACAGGAGTTACTCTGTATCTTACACCAGTTCTTGATTGTTTTGTTGTTGTAGTTACTTTAGTATTAACTACTCTTGTCTGTCTTTCACCATGTCTATGCTTACTTCTACCATGTCCTCTCCATGCACCATTACTTCTTTCAGTATTAGTTCCAGTCCATGTAGTTTTCCATGAGTTCCAATGTATAGGTGAGAAACCATTTTGGTCTGCATTGTATTCTCTAACTGTAGTTAAGAAGTTACCTTCCACTGTAGGTCCTTGGATAGGATTAAGTGATGTGGTATCTACCCAGTTATCTGATTCTGGATATAATTCAATGTCACCAGTGTATGTGAAAACGTTAAATGGGTTGACGTTTTCCACAGCTGACGCATATGGTTGGTCAATTAGAACAGTAGATGAGTATGGTAATGTTACTATATCATCTGTTTGCTGTACATTTTGCGATGTTGTGCTGTACTGTAAAGGAACTTGTGTTGTATAGTGAGCTGGTCTGAGCTGACCTCTTTCAAAGTCAGTAGATACTCTATAATCAGGATGTAATGTATCAGCAGTAGAAAGACTTGCAAAGTTATCTACAATAAAACCATTTTTAAATCTGCTAAGACCACTTGTATCTCTGATCTCCATATTTGCAGTATCACTCTCAAGTAATGATAACTGTGTATAGTATTCAAGTGTCTTGATTCTATCTTCTAGATATTGAATATCACGGAAGGTATATCTCTTATAATTTGTTTCTGTTATGACGATATCGTTATCAACATCAAACACATAAGGACTGTATGCTACAGTTGCAAGAAGCATTGCATCTTCTAGATCATCAGGAGCTTGAGGTCTAACGCCAGGTGCACCTTTTACAATTTGGAATACACTATCTTTACTGAGGAATAATTTATCAACACGAGGTAAGTAGTATTGAAGACTTAAAGTAGTAGAATCGCTGATACCAGGCATTCCAACTTCGTTGTTTGTAAATGCTCTGTTGTTAAAGTCAAAGTATTTTGTAGCGTTTAATGTGTATGGAGATGATTGAGTACCACTTCCTGCAATTGCTTCTGGAACAATGGGACGGAAATCAATATGATCTCTAAGTTCTATTCCATCATAGTTTGGAATGATCTTATAGTCTGCTCCAGAATAAGAATCAACAGTATATGGATTGACACCATTAGATGTAAAGAATCTGTCAAAGATAACAATCATCTTATGTGTTGGTTGGGCAAATCCCGCTTTTCTTATAATTCTAGAATAGTCATAGAACTGATCTCTTTGTCCATTGTCAAGATCATATAGATCAGTAATATTTGTAGAACCAGATGTTATACCACCTGATGTAATCTTAAATGTAGCATTAGGTGAAGTCATTGTTTCACCGTCAGTAAATACATCATCATCTACTGGAATAAAGTAAATTACGTTACCTGTAGTAGAAACGATTCTTGCTCTAGAACCAGAGGTGTCACCTGTGATAACATCGTCTATTGCAAGTGTTCCTAGTAAGTTTGTATATTGTAAATTAGGAATTACTGGGTCAAGAGAATTTGTTGATTCATATATTGCTTTAATCTTGAATACATCTGCACAACCAAGAGATATTGAACTATCTTCTACTCTAGTACCAAATCCTGCAGTTACTTGACTTAAACCATTATTTGATCCTAGAGAATCATCAAGTTTAAGAACCTTCATTCTTTGTGTAGTTTTTGCCTTACCAGATCTATCTGCACTTGTTACAGTTCCAATAACATCAATAGAACTCACACCTGATAAACCTTGTAATTGTAAGTCTTCTGTATTAACTGTGTCACCATTAATAGTAAATCCATTGCCAGATGTCATAATGTCACCCGCACCTGTACCACCAGTGATTACAACCATGAAGTCATCATTATTTCCACCATTGACCCACTTAAGACCTGATCCTGCAGTAGCAGTAGCATTACCACTACTTACACTAATACCAGTTACAGTTGTTCTAAAACGTCCCGATGGGTTTATAGTATTGTTATTATTTGTATTCTTAACAGCAGAATAACCCAGAGGTGTAAGTAACTTCTTCTTAGCACCTTCTTTTAGTTCTGGACGAGTTCTGATAACCTGACTAGTCAATGCACCGTTAGCAATGTTGTTTGTTGTTAGAGATGCAATAGTGAAAACAAAGTTACTAGTTACTGCAGTAACTCTTGCTTTGTGTATTAAATTGTTGTTTGAAAATTCTATAACTTCTCCCACCTTTAATTGGGAAGCAAAGTTAGATAATGTAGCAGTTATAGTACCTGTAGCACTTGTACCAGTTCCAGAAACACTACTCATGATAGGACCTGAGCCAGGTAATGCTACCTTGACATCTAATACTGCATCAGCAGTTCCACCACCAGTAGTAAATTTGTACTGTTTTACATCACCAAATCCATATGTTTTAACTGCACTGATTGTTCCGTATGATGAACCAGCTTTTGTTAATGCCTCACCTGATACAAATGTACCATTGGTTCCATACAATGTGGTTGTAGTGCCCGATACAGCACCCACAAGATATCCTGTAGCACCACTGGTAGAACCAACAACTAGATCTCCTGCACTACCACTAGCGGATCCTGATGTAGTAAGGACCGTATAGAACTGAGTATCAATAAGGTTTGCACGATATACAGTAGTTGATGTTCCTGCAACTGCACCAGATTCAAATGCAAAGTTGATAACCCTTGATTTACCAATAGTTGTTCCTGCAGCAGATCCACCAGAAGATGTTAATTGATCCTGCAAATCAATAGTTTCATACAATCTAGGTGCTTCATATAAATTTGACATGAGCACATAGTTACCAAAGTCAGAGGTAACTGTTTTGTTCATCTCTGTGTCAAATGTCCTTGGTTTTTCTACATCTTTATATGATGTTGATAACCTCTCAGTTCTGTAACCCTGAACATACGCACATCCTGAAGATAATTGTATTGAAACATTTGCTTCTGTAGGAGATACACCACCAGATGTTGTATCTGTAGAATCATATACACCATTATTAAAACCATCATCTAAATTTTCTCTAGCATCTACCTTAAATTTCTTAACATAGTAATTACCAGACTCTTCTTTTGTTCTAGTTGCAAGGATATCATTGATAAAACCTAGATCACTACGTTCTACTTTCTTCTCAATCTTACCAGTGTTAGTTCTAAGTAACTCAATAAAGTCAGCAGAGTTGGGGGCAGTTATTAGTTTTTTAACTAACGTTAAGTTAATCTTAAACCTATCTGCACCAGGTGCTGAGAAGTTTGTGCTTCCTATAGCATTATCATATAATGTTGCGTCCTCATCAGCAGTTACAATCCTTTCTTCTACTTTAAGACCAACTTTGTATGATGGATTGGTGTCGTACTGATCTAATATGATAGTCTGTTCAGCAACATTAACAAAGTATCCTCTTGTAAAGAATACTCCTGCCCCTACACTAGCAGTTGATCCTCTAGATGTAGCAGATGAGTTAAGTAACTGTGCTAATGGTGTACCAGATGCAATAGTTGTTGATGCATATGTGATATCGCTTTCACAAACAAATGTTTCTCCAGCTGAAAATGTGCTAGTTGTATTATCTTCTGCTTTCTGTAAGTAATTAAGATAGAATGATATATTACTTTTTGTTGATGTAGTAGCACTGATTGAAAATAGTACACGAGCACGTACACCAGAGGTAGATCCTTTAATTATTTTTCCATCTAATGCAGTTCTATAATTTTCTACGTCTAAATTAAGATAATTATTTTGAATTATAATACATGGCACATCTTTGTTCAAAGTAATACCACCAGGCACCACCATTGAACCTTCTTTATAAACACCTTGACCAAACGTGTCTATCTGATCTTGTAATAAAGTTTGCAGCGTAGTAAGTTCCCTAGCTTGTACTGGGAAGCCAGGTTTAAATAATACCTTCAGAAACCCTTTACTTTTGTCGAAATCATCGAAGTAAGGAGCTATGTTTAGATTCGTATTCTGTGCCATTTAGAATTCAATTACTACTTTGAGCTCTTCGTTTTGGTCTGCCGAACGAGTAATCGGGATCCTATTATCTAGGTACAAAATTTCACCTGAGTTTAACTCAATTTCCTCATTGGCATAACCAGTGACGAATGATAAACCTAATTCATAAACAGATACACCAATTGTTATCTGTGTTAGTGGAACGGATGATGTTCCGAATGCTGCATCTGGAGTTGCAGTATATGAGTTTGTAGATCCAGTAATCTGATTAGCACCAGAGAACGCAATTACATTACCATTTACAGTACCATCAGTAACATCCTGATAATACTTCAATACTTTTGTTGTTGAATCATAAGAAACAACTAATCCTCTTGCATTTGTAGATGTCTGAGTGATAGTTTCACCAGCTACAAATGTACCACTAGGTGTTCCAGAACCTGATTGTGGGAATATCAATGCCTTAACAGCAGATCTAGTATTCTGACTACAAACAGTTGTAGTGTTGTAATCAGTAGGATTCAATACAAGACCAACTCTTCTATAAGTTAAGTCATTAGGAAAATCAACAAATGCACTAGTAGTTTCTAA